AACCCAACAACATTACGTTTTCAGTCATGTAAGGGTTTTTGTATACTTTAAATCTGTTAGACAAGCTACCGATTTTCTGTACACCCATTGCGAAGTCCATTTTATCACCATCAGTTGAAGCAGCGAATCCTGGGATGCTTTCCAATACTGTAGCTACTGTTGGAGATACAACTGCGAAGTTTGCACCACCACGTAGAGTTTTTTGGTGAATCTTGTTAGATACTTTCTGCATTTTAGTACCTAAAGTTTGGAACCACTGACCTTGTGTGTTGTAGAAGTCAGATACGTTAGTAGTATCCCAAGCAGTACCAGTCCATACTTTGTTGTTTTCAGCAGACCAACGCTCAGTTGTTACTGCATCTTGAATCAACATGTCAAGGATCTCTAGATCAATCTCCATAGAGATGTACTCGCTCAACATTGAAGTCAACTCAGCCTCAGCGTCAATGCTGTGGTAAGCGTTCAAATCTTGTGCGAATTCTGGAGTCCATTGTGCTTTCAACTTACGAGTCTTAGCAACGATGCTCTCAGAAGCCAATTTAACGTCAATCTCAGGGATTACAATAGTAGTGTCAACTGCAGCGGCTGAATCAGCTTCGAAGTCACCTCTGTCAATATCGGTTGGTTGTACTGAGAATAGAACTTTGTTGTTAGCAAGTGAGTCACCTGCAGCAGCAGTTGCGTAAGATGTAGCTAATACTGGGAATACGATATCTGAACCAGATACACGGATGTTCTCAGTCAATACAGTTGCATCACCAGCGTTTGAACCTGATTTGAATACAAATGAACGTACAGCTTTCAAGTCAGCAGAAGCTAATTCAGAAGTAGCAACATGAATGTTCAAGTAAGCAGAAGGGTTAACACCATCTTCGTATCCTACAGAAGCAGAATCAGCAGCTTTAGCTGTTGCAGCTACAGAAGTATCAAATGCTTCGTTGATAGAGTAACCGAAACGACCTTTACCATAAAGACCACCTTCTACGTCAGTATCAATTGCCATTTTGTTGTTAGCATCAGATACGTTACCGTAAAGGCTACCTTCTAAACCACTCTTAGCACCACCATAACGGAAGTCTAAGTAGAATACAAGACCTGAAGGCAAGTTCATAGGCTGTACAGATACGAAATCTTGAGCAGCGATCTGTGCGAATACCTTACGTACTAATGGAAGAGCTACACCAGCCCAAGCATCCTGACCACCAGAAAGACCAGCTTGTGAGTTACCAATACCACCAGTACCAGTTGAGTTAGCTTCAGCTACGATTTGCTTAGCTTGGTTTTCCAAGATCATAGCCATCGAGCTTCTTTCGTTTTCGTTGTTTAGACCTTCCAATAGACCTGTAGCAGACCACTTAGAGGCTAAACGAGCAGCGTCAGCTTGCAAAGACTTGTAGCCTTGGTTGCTCTCGTTTAATAGATTGTTTAAATCCATGATTTTTTAATTTTAAAATTTTAATTTATTTCTTAATAATACCAGCAAGGAATTGCATGCGGTTTACAACTTCGTTACCTTCTGAGATGATTTCTGGCTTCTTAGGAGCTACACCAGCAGCTTTAGATGCCATACCTTTTACCTCATTTACAGGTTTCTTAGTTGAGTTCACAGTCAAGTTCTCACTAACAGTTTCAAAAACCAATTTTACTTCTTTCACAGTTTCAGCTTTATCGAACGAAGCGATAGTGTTAGCTTTTTGTGATTCAGTTAAGTTGTTAGACTTGAAGATTTTGTTCAAATACAAAAGCTTCGCGTTCAATAAGTTGGTCTCGTTAAGATCTTCTTGAAGTGCTTCGATAGTAGAAAGTGCCTCTTCTAGCTCCTTATCAGCAGCTGCTTTAGCATCTTTAGCGTCGGCTCTACCTGCTGCTACTGCACCAGCACCTATTGCTAAACCAGGAACACCCATTGATAAGCCTTTGAGTAGGTTAAGGATTCCGTCTGCACCTAATTCTACACCTGGGATGCTGTTTACAACATCCATAGCTGCTTGAATCGTATCAGGGCTGAACATTGCTCCTTCTTCCATATAATCACCTTCTTCCATTTCTTCTTCTGCTACGTTACCGTGTGCAGTTGGAGTTTCTGGATCGTTGATTACTTCTTCCATAGTATCTTCCTCTTCCATCTTGTCCTCACTCTCTGTCAATTCAGAAAGTAATTCTTCAAGATCAACTTCTTGTTCTTCGCCGCCTTCCATGTCAACTTCACCTTCTTCACCATCTACTGGTGCGTCAAGATCAACTTCCATATCAGCTTCGTCTTCGCCTTCCTGACCCATTTCCTGAGCTAGGATATCACGAATTAGGTCTTTCAAATCTTCGATAGACATATCTTCTACCTCTGACTCTACTTCTTCTGAATCTTCCATGTCGTCCTCTACTTCTTCAGAGTCATCCTCCATGTCTTCTTCTTCAGCAGGCTCTTCTTCAGCTTCAACT